GTGTGCGGGAGCGACACCCGCACGGACGGCGTGTCGTCGGCCGACCTGCGCCGCGCCGTGGTCTGCCGGGCCTTCCCCAGCGTCAAGCTCGACGGGCTGGACAACACGGCCGTCGCCGCGCTGGCGGACGCCGCGCTGGACGCCGCGTCCACCTCCTCCCGCTCGCACGCCCTCGCCTCCGCGCACCCCGGCGCGCCGCGCGCGGACAGCCTCTCCGACCTCGACCCCGCGGACGCTCTCCGGCGTCGCACCTCCAGCGCGTGGACCGCGCGAAGGGATCACTGACATGACCGTCCAGACCACCGTCACCACCCAGGCGCAACTCGCCGTCGCGGGCCAGGTCGACTCGAGCTTCACCCCGCTCAACATCCTCTCGCGCATCGCCGCCGTGGCCGTGACGCCCGGGCTCGTGGCGTGCGTCACCTCGGGCGCGAGCACGATCCGCCACCTCGCCGCGGACGCCGCGGACCCGGACGCGTTCAAGACCAACCTGGCCTCCAGCGCCAGCGCGCAGACCATTTCCGGCGCGGGCCTCAACGGCGTGGTGGGCACCGGCCTGCTCCGGCAGGCGCGCAACGTCACCATCACGCTTTCGAACTCCGCCGACTGGGACGCCACGGAGGCGACGGTTTTCGGCCTAGACGCGCATGGTCTCCCGATCGGTGAGGTGTTGGACATCCCCAACGGGGGCAACGCCACCGTGGCGAGCAAGCTTCTCTTCTCCGCGATCACTTCGGTCGAAATCCCCGCACAGTCCGGCGCTGGCGGGACCGGCACGATCGGCTTCGGTGACCTCCTCGGGCCGCTGGACGGCGCGGCCGCGGGCATCGTGGCCTTCGACAGCAGCCGCACCGCCGTAGCCTTCGCCGCGTCGGAGGCAGTGCCTTTCGTCCGCGCGGGCCGCGTGTGGGTTTCCTGCGAGACCTCCGCCGCGATCGGCGGCGTCGTCTTCGTGCGCATGGTCGCCGGTGCGGGTGAGTCTCTCGGCGCGATTCGCGCGACTCCCGACGCCAACGATTGCGCGATCCTCCCCGGCGCGCGCTTCGCCTCCTCCACCGCCTCCGCGGGCTTGGCGCTCGTGGAGCTCAACCTGCCGTGAGCACCACCACCATGAGCACCACCGATCTCTCCCTCTCCCTCGGCGCGCCCTCCGGCGTTCCCCACGGCCACGGCCGCGCCGCGCGCGTCGATGCCTTCCACTCGAGCGTGGCCGACCTCAACCGCCGCCTGCACTGGCGCGCGGACGCGACGGGCGTGCTCCACCTCGCGCGCCAGCTCGAGGACCTGGACGCCAAGCTTTACGAGACCCTCTTCCCCGGAGCCAAGGCCGCGGCGCTCATCCCGATGAAGTCGGACATCGATCCCGGCGCGGAGACGCACACTTTCCAGTTCGGTGACATCGCGGGCCGTCCGCGCCCGACGAATGCCGCGATGGGCCGCGACTTCCCGGTGATCGAAATCACCGGCGGGAGCGCGACCGTCACGCTCGGGAGCTGGACGTGTGGCTACCGCTACAGTGTCCAGGAGCTCCGGCGCGGCGCGATGAGTGGCCTCCAGATTGACGCGTCGAAGGCCAACGCCGCGCGCAAGGTGATGAGCCTCAACTTCGAGCTCGTGATGGCCTCCGGCTCGAGCGACTACGGATTCAAGGGCCTCGCGAACAACGCAGCCGTCTCGCTCGTGACCCCCATCACCGGCACGTGGTCTTCGGCCACCGCGCTCCAGATGATCGGGGACGTCGCCAAGGGGATCCGCGCGATCAAGGTCGACTCGAAGGGCGCGCACGTCTGCAACCTTGTGGTGCTCCCGCCGTCGCTCATGGCGCTCCTCGAGGTCACGCTCGTGGCCTCCACCGCCGTCACCGCCATCGAACACCTGCGAAGGACGTATCCGAGCATCGCTTTCGAGGAGTGGACGTTGCTCGAGGACGCGGGCGCTTCGAGCGTCGCGCGGATCGTGTTCGCGGAGCGGTCGCCCGACAACTACAGCGGCCTTTCGGTGGTGGAGTTCGAGGCCCTCGCGCCGCAGCTCGAGGGCATGGACTACGTGGTGCCCTGTCACCAGCGGCTCGGCGGCGTGATGGTGCGCTACCCCCTCTCGCTCCGCTACATGGACGGGTGCTGACGCCGTGCGCGTGGTCAATCGCCACTCGGCTCCTGTCGACCACCTCGCGCCGGGCGCGGAGGGAGACCTCCCGGACTCTCCCGCCGTCCGCGCGCTCGTGGTCGCGGGGCTCCTCGAGGTGTGCGAGGTCGACCACGCGCCCGCGTCACCGGTGGAGGTGGAGGACACTCTCCCGCCTCCTCCGCCGGTGCCGTCTCTCCCCTCGCCTCCTCCTCCTCCTCCGCGCGCGAAGGCCCGCAAGCGGTGACTGTCACGGCCGCGAGTCTCAAAGCGCGCTTCGTGGAGTTCGCTCCGGTGGCGGACGCCGTGGTGACGGCCAACATCACCGCGGCCACGCTTCGCACGAGCGCGGCCGTGTTCACCACGCCGGAGGTGTTCGACGAAGCCGTGCTCCTCCGCGCGGCACACCAGCTTGCCTCCTCTCCCGGCGGCATGGCCGCTCGCCTCGAGGGCGTGGCCCTCGCGGCTCCCTCGAGCGTGGCCGCGGACCTCGGGCGCACGACCTATGGCGCGTCGCTCCTGGCGCTCCTCCGGGAGCGCGCGGGCGGGCCACACCAGATCGGGTGCGGGCCGCTCGCATGACCGCGCGCGTCACCGTGACCGATCGCGGAGCCGACGGGCTCCTCTCGCGGCTCCGCCGCGCCGCGGGCGCGCGCGTGCGCGTCGGCGTGCTCGAGGAGGCCACGAAGGCCACGCGGGAGGAGGAGGGGTCTCCCCTCACGCTCCTCGAGGTCGCCGCCATCCACGAGTTCGGCGCGCCCGCCGCAGGCATCCCGCAGCGGTCGTTTATCCGCGCGGGAGTCGACGCGCAGCTCCCGGAGATTCAGCGGGTGCAGCGTGCACTCGCGGGGCAGACGATTCGCGGAGCGACCACGCTGGACGTGGCGCTGGACCGGCTCGGAGCCAAGGTCGCGGCCCTCCTCCAAAACCGCATTTCGGCCGGAATCGATCCGCCGAACTCCGCCGCGACCATCGCGCGCAAGGGGAGCTCCAAGCCGCTTGTGGACACGGGCCAGCTCAAAGCGGCGATCACTTGGCGGGTGATCTCGTGACGCTCTCTCGCGCCACCGCGGAGCCCGCGATGGTCTCGTGGGCCGCGCTCGTGACGGGCGCGGACGCGGCCGTGTGCGCGTGGGAAAACTCTCCGCGCCCGGTGCACACCGGGACGCTCGTGCTCCTCTCGGAAGTCTCGCTCGCCGCGCGCGGCGCAGACGGCGCGGAGTGGTCTTTCGCCTCCGCCGCGGACCCGCTCGCGGAGTTCACGCCGACCGCCTCCGGGTCGCGCGTGTGGACCGTCCAGGTGGGCGTTGAAGTGCATGACCAGCGCGCGGCCACGAGCGCCCGACACGTCGCACAGCGGGCCGTCACGCGGGCGCTGTGGCCCCGCGCGCGGGCGCTCCTCTCGCCCGCTGGTCTCGCGCTCGCCTCCGTCGGCGCTGTGACCCGCGCCGACTATCGCGTCGACGGCCGCGTCATCTCGCGCGCTGTCTTCGAAGTCGCGCTCAACACGATCGCGCTCGAGGCGGACCTCGCCGGTCGGACCTCGCGCATCGCCACCGTTTCCGCCACCGCGTCCGTGCGTGACCCGGGCGGCGTCCTCCTCCCCTCCGTGCTCCAACCGCAAGGGACCATTGGCCCATGAGCTTCGCAGACGACATCGCCTCCGTCACGATCACGCGCGCCAACGTCACGCCCTCGCGTGCCGGGTTCGGCACGCCGATGATCCTGGCCTATCACACGCTCAACGCCGACCGCGTGCGGAGCTACTCGAGCCTTTCGGCCATGAGCGCCGACGGCTTCCGCTCGCACGATCCGGCCTACCGCGCGGCCGCTGCGGCCTTCTCGCAGACCCCGCGCCCGCGTCGGGTGAAGGTCGGCCGACGCGCCCTCGCTCCGACGCAGGTGATTCGCCTCACGCCCGTCGCTCCCTCGGCGGGCGAGGTCTACTCGCTCCGCATCGACGGCCTCGCGGTGACCTTCACGGCCGACGGCACGCCGACGGTCGCGGAGGTCTGCACCGGCCTTCACGCCGCGATCGGAGCACTCGCCGTCGCCAACGCCATCGTCGCTACCGGGGCCTCGAGCGGCTCGAGCCAGACGATCACTGGCGCGGCGCTGGACGGCACCGTGGGCTGGCGCACGATGGCGACCGCGCGTCACATCACGCTCACGCTGTCCGCGGACGCGCACTGGGATGCGACCACCGCGACGCTCACCGGCCGCGATGTGGACGGCAACACCATTTCGGAGTCGCTTTCGATCCCGAACAACGGCGGGGTCACGCTCACCTCACTGAAGCGTTTTCGCACCGTCACGTCGCTCGTGATCCCCGCGCAGTCGGGCACCAACGGCACCTTCACCGTGGGCGTCGCGGCCCCTCTCACGAGCGCGGACAACACCACGCACGTCACGCTCACGAGCACCGCGGGCGACTGCAACTCCATCGAGCTCACGTCCAAGAGCCTCGCGTCGACGGGCGTTTTCAACTTGTCCCTCTTGGACGTCTCGAGCGACCCCGGAATCGCCACCGACCTCGCGGCGATCCACGCGGCCGATAGCGACTACTACGCCCTCTTGATGCCGGAGGGAGCCTCCTCCGCCGTGGCCGCGGCCGCGGCGGGCTGGGTCGAAACGGTGCGCCGCATCCTCGTGCTCCAGACGGCCGACGCCCTCGCGTGGGACTCCTCGAGCGTCAATGACATCGCCTTCAACTTGAAGGCCACGGGCTACACGCGCTCGAGCGTGTGGGCCTACCCGCACCTTGGTCTCGCGACGGGCCAGCTCGCGGCGGCGCTCCTCGGACGGTGTCTCCCGCTGGACCCCGGAAGCGTCACCTTCGCCCACAAGGAGCTGGCGGGCGTGACCGTGATGTCGCTCACGGAGACGCAACAGGCCGCGCTCGAGTCGAAGAACGCGAACCACTACACCGAGATTGGCGACGGCGGAAACACCTTCCCCGGCAAGGTCGCGGAGGGCGAGTGGATCGATGTGATCAGGGACATTGATCGCAGCTTCGACCGGATGCAAACCTCCGTGCTGTCCGTGCTCCGCAGCTCGAACAAGGTGCCTTTCACCGATGACGGCATCGATACGGTCGGCAACGCCCTTCGCGGCGCTCTTCGCGCGGACGTGACCGATGGCATCTATTCGACCTTCGCGGTCACCACGCCCGCGGCCTCCGCGGTCTCGTCGGCCGACAAGGCCGCTCGGAGCCTCACCGGCGTCACCTTCACCGCGACCCTCGCGGGCGCGATTCACATCACCACCATCACCGGGACTGTGAGCGTCTGAAATGCTGCGCAACTACGACAGCAACGAGTTTTCGATCTCCCTCGGGAGCGTCACGATCAACAGCGGGCGCGGAGCGGCGGTCTTCTTCAGCCTCGAGCCGCTGGCGGAGGACTTCACCACGCAGCGCGGAGCGGACGGCGAGGTGACGCGCTCGCGGTCGAACAACCGCGGGGCCGTGGTCAAGCTCACGGTGATGCAGACCTCGCAAGCGCACCGCGACCTCCACGCGCTCCGCGCGCTGGACCTCGCCGCGCCCAACGGCGCGGGCGTGGCCGCGTTCCAGGCGCGCGATCGCCTCAACGGGCTCCGCTTCGAAGCGGAGAAGGCATGGATCCGCAAGGCCCCGAATGAGGGCTACGGGCGCGAGGCCGCGGAGCGCGAGTGGGAGCTCGAGCTGGGCGAGTTCACGGTCATCGATGAGGTCGCGGGCGCGTGAGAGAGCCGCAGCGGATCACGGTCGGCGCATGGGTCTACTCCGTGCGCCCGCTCCCCGCGGGCGCGGGCCTCGCGCTCATGGCGCGACTCGCTCGCATGGCGGGCCCCGGCGTGGCCGGGCTCCTCGAGGGCGGAGGAGGAGGAGCGATCGGGCGTGCTCTCGCGGGGCTCCTCGAGCGCGTGTCGCCGGACGAAATCGTGGAGGTCGCGCGACAGCTTGCGGCCACCACGGAGGTCTCGCAGCCCGGCGGGCGCGCGCCCGCGCAGCTCTCGGAAGTCTTCGACGTCCACTTCGCGGGTGACTACTTGGCGCTTGTGGACTGGCTCCGCTTCGCGCTGGAGGTCAATTTTGGCCCTTTCGTCGCCGCGCTGGCGGCGCGTCTCGGTCGCGCCGCCCCTCCCGCGGCGTGACCGTGCGCATCCCGGCGCACGTCCCCTGGCTCGTGCACCGCGTCGCGGTGTCGCGGCGCTACTCGGACCCGCTGGCCACAATCCTCGGAGAGTGGTCGATTGATGACGTCGTGACCGCCAACGAGATTCTGGATGCGCTCGAGGAGGCGGAGGAGCGATCGATGCGCGAGGTGAGCCGTGGCTGACGCGTTGCGCGAGGTGTTCGCGGAGTTCGGGATCGAATTCGACGATGCGCAGCTTCAGAAAGGTGCGCAATCCGTCCAGGGCGTGATCGCTGGCGTGCGGCAACTCGCGCAAGTGATCGCAGGCAACGCGATCGTCGGCGCGATCCGCGAATTCGCCAACGCCTTCGAAGAGCAGGCCGGGAGACTCGAGGACACCGCCGGTGCCCTTGGAACAACGACGCGCGCGCTCCAGGAAATGCGCTTCGCGGCGGTAAGCGCGGGCCTCTCCACGGAGCAAGCGGACGGGGCGCTACAGCGATTCCAACAGACGGTGGCCGACGCCGCGGCGACGGGCGGACGGCAAGCGGAGACCCTCCGCGCGATCGGAGTCCAGGCGCGCGGCGCGGATGGCCAGGTCCGCCCGCTTTCGGAACTCTTCGACGCGGTCGCGGCGGGGCTCGGTTCCGTCGAAGACCCCGCGCGGAGGAGCCAGATTGCCGTTGACCTCTTCGGCCGCTCCGGAGCCCGCCTCGCGAACGTTCTCCACGAGGGCGAGGGTGGTGTGGCCGCGCTCCGCGCGGAGCTGGACACACTCGGCGGAGGAATGCTCCCGGAGGCGATCGCGGCCGCGGGCGAATACGGGGCGGCCACCGACCGCAACGCGGTTGCGCTGGACTCTCTTCGCTCCGTCCTCGCGACCGCGCTCCTCCCGATGCTCACGGCCTTCGTGACGCGCGTGACGGAGGTCTCCGTGGCGCTCGTGCGACTCGCGCGCGGGACGCACGTGGTAGAGCTGGCGCTCTCCGCACTCGGAGTCGCCGCGACCGTCACGGCCGCGCGAATGCTCCGCGCGTGGCTTCCCGTCCTCCTCCCCTTCGCCAAGGTGGCTCTGGCTATCGGCGCGATCGTCCTCGTGATGGACGATCTCATCACCCTGTTCAACGGCGGTGATTCTGCGATCGGCCGCTTCTTGGATTCGACCTTCGGGCTTGGCACCTCGCAAGCCCTCGTCGTGGAGCTCAAACTTGCCTTCGAGGGCCTTCAACTCGTGATCTCGGAGAGCGTTGTGGGCGTGCGAGACCTCGCACGCGAGATCAACGAATTCACGACCGGGTCGCTCGCGGGGCTCCGCGCCATGCGGGATGAATTCGTCGACGTGTGGGAGAGTGGAGCGGCGGCTTTCCAGACCTATGTGGGGCCCATCCTCTCGCGCCTCCAGCGCGTGGCCGACGCCGTCCGCGCCGTGGTCGGCGGAGAGGTGACGGTGGGCGCGGAGGCCGCGCCCGGGACCGTCGCGGCCGTGCGTCCTCCTCCCGCGACTCCAGCGGCGCAAGAGGGATTTTTCGAGGGGATTGCGGCTGAATACCGCAACGTCTTCGGCGGTCAAAACGCAGCGATGGCCCCGGAGCGCGTGGTGTCCGTGTCGACTCCGGCGACGCGCACCGTCGCGACCACGTCGCGCACAACGGTCAACGCCCCCATCACGATCAATGGCTCCGGCGACCCGGAGGCCACCGCGCGTGCGGCCGCGAGGCAGCTCCGAGAGAGGGAGCGCGCGGCGCATGACGCCGCGCATCCCGTGAGGGAGGAGGACTGACGTGGCGACCACTCTCACCTGGGAGACCGGCGGGCGGAGTGTCGCGGTCACGCTGGACGCGTGCACTACGCAAGCGCACGAGATTACCGCGGAGCCCACGGAGCACGCCGTCGAGCGCGGCGCGGCAATCTCGGACCACGTGCGCCCGGGCCACGACACCTTCACGCTCGAGGGGACCGTGTCGCAGACGCCGGTCATCGATGACGGCTCCGCTCCCTCGAGGGCCTCCACCCGCTCCGTCGGCCTTCGCACCGGCGCGGGCGCGTCCGTGTGGGGATGGGAGACACCCTGGGAGCGCGTGCGCACGGTCGACTCGCTCCTCCGAGAGCTCGTGGTCTCCGGCACTCTGGCGACTCTGTCGACGGGGCTCCGGCCGGACGTGTCGGACCTTGTGGTGACCCGCTATCGCGCCGATCGGAGCGCCACGATCGGAGCTGCGGTCGGCGTCACCCTCGAGCTTCGACGCGTGCGACTGGTCTCCGTGCGGCGCGTGGAGGTGCCAGTCCCGGCGCAGCGTCGGGGCCAGCGCCAGGCGCAGCGCGGAGCACAGTCCGCCGGACAGACCTCCGAGCGCCGGTCTGCACTCGCACGCGCGCTGGACGGCGCGAGGAGCCTCCTCCCGTGACAGAGATACCGTGCGTGCCCGACGGCGAGTCTGACTGGACCCAGCGCACCGCGCTCGGAGGCTCGGACTACCTCCTCCGCTTTCGGTGGTCACAGCGCGCGGGCACGTGGTCTCTCACGCTCTCCGACGCGGACGGTGCGGCGATCGTGTCCGGCCTCGTGCTCGTGTGCGGCGTCCGGCTCCTCGAGCGCGTGGCGGACCCGCGCCGTCCTCCAGGGGAGCTCCTCGCGCTGGACGTGTCGGGCCTCAACGATGCGGACCCAGCGTGGTCGGACCTTGGCGGTCGCTTCGCGCTGGTCTATCTCGAGCCGGAGGAGCTGGGGTGACGGTCTTCGGCCGACGCTGGCGGGTTCAGGTTGGAGACCTGGAGGTCTCGGACCTTGACTTGGAATTCACAGTCAAGCGCACGCTCCGCGCGCGGCCGGGCGAGGCCACGATCAAGGTTTTCAACCTCGGCGCGCCGCACCGGGCCGCGCTCCTCTCCGAGCGTCGGCCCATCGTTCAGCTCTCCGCGGGCTATGACGCGCCGCCGCTCCTCTTTCGCGGCGATGCGCGCAAGGTCGAGGTTTCTCGCGACGGCTCCGATTGGATCACCACGATCACCGCGGGCGACGGAGAGCACGCGATTCGCACCGCGCGCGCGTCGACCTCCTTCGCCCCGGGCACGCGACTCGCGCAGGCCGTTCGGTCGCTCGCGGGATCGATGGGACTCGGAATCGGCAATGCCGTCGGCGGCGCGGCGCTCACCTCCGCTGTGCTCGAGGAGGGCGCGGTGGTGAGAGGCAAGGCCGCGGACGAATTGACTCGCCTTTGCTCCTCCGCGGGCCTCTCGTGGTCCGTCCAAGATGGCGTCCTCCAGCTCCTCGCCGTGGGCCGCGCGCTCTCCCGCGTGGCCGTGGAGCTCTCGCCTGACACCGGGCTCGTGGAGTCGCCCGAAAAGGGCAAGGGAGGCACCGTCAAGGCCCGCGCGCTCCTCCTCCCGGACCTTGTGCCGGGGCGGCTCGTGTCGCTCCGCTCGGAGGTCGTGACCGGGACGTTTCGAGTCGAGGAGGTGGAGTGCACGGGCGACACCCGCGGGGACGATTGGTACGCGAACCTAACCCTTCGACCTCCTCGAGCGTGACCATGAGCGAGCGACCCGTTGACCCCGACCTTGTGGACGTTTTGGACGCGCGCACGGAAGCCCTCCTCCTGGACTTCGACGTTGCGCTCCCCGCGCGCGTGCAGGCCTATGATGCCGCGCTCCAGGTGGCTGACGTGGTCCCGCTCCTTCGACGGCCGGTGCCGCTCGCCGACGGCACGCATGACTTTGAGGCGGACCCGGTGTGTCCGAGCGTCCCGGTGCTGTGGCCGCGCGTCGGCGCGTGGGGCCTCTCGCTCGCGCTCGCTCCCGGAGACACCGGCCTCCTCGTGTGCTGCGACGGAGACCTCGCGACGTGGAGAGTGGGAGACGGGTCCGTGGTCGACCCCGTCCTCCTCCAGCGGCATCACCTCTCCCACGCCGTCTTCCTGCCGGGCCTCCACCGGCGCGGCGCGCCCCTCGAGGCCGCGGCCTCCGGCTCCGCCGCGGCCGTGCTCGGGAGCTCCTCGAGCTCCGGCCCGCGGGTCGTGATCCGCTCCACCGGCGACGTGGAGGTCTCCGTCGGAGGCTCCGTGCGGGTGCGCGTGGCCGCGGACGGCACCGTCCACCTGGGAGACTCCGCCGCGTCCTCGCTCGTGGCCCTAGCGACGCTCGTGGAGGCCCGCCTCACGGCGATCGTGACGGCCTTCAATACCCACACGCACGTCGCTCCTCCCGGCGGCGGAGCGACGGCGGTCCCGGTGCCGGTGATCACCGGCTCGAACGCGGTCGGGGCCTCGCGCGTCCGCGCGACGTGAGGTCGGAGCGAGGTCGGAGCGAGGTCGGAGCGAGGTCGTGGCGGCATTGCGTGCCAAGCGCCCCTTGCGGGCCGCGCGCGCGGTCCCGCACCCTCGCCCCGTGCGTGACCTCGCTCTGGACTCCGACGGTGACCTCGAGCTCTCCGCCGGGCGCGCCCGCCTCACCACGGAGGAGGACGGCGAGTCCGTGGCGCAGCGCCTCCGCGTGCGGCTCCGTCTCTGGCGCGGCGACTATGCGCTTGATACCCGCGTCGGAATCCCCTTCCGACGCTGGCTTGGCTCCAAGGGAGAGGCGTCCGTGGCGCTGGCGGAGACTGTCCTTCGGCGCGCCGTGGCGACGTGTCCCGGCGTCGGGCGCGTCGACAGCTTCGCCTTCGCGCTGGACCGAGCGACGCGCATCGCAAGCGTCGACTTCGCTGTGACCACGGACACCGGCATCGCGCTGTCCGACAACGTCTTCCTTGAGGGCGCATGAGCGGGCTGGAGCCCACCGGCTGGGTCGCGAAATCCGCCGACGAATTCGCGGCCGACATGGTCGCGGCGCTCCGCGCGTCCGCGGCCTTCGGGCCGGAGGTCGACACCTCCGGCGAGAGCGTGATCGGACAGCTCCTCGCGGTGGTGGCATCACAGCTCGCGTCGACGCATGAGGCCGCGGGCCTGGTCTACGCATCGCGCGACCCTCGAGGAGCGACCCTCGCGGCACTGGACTCCGTCGCGTCTCTCACCGGCACCGCGCGCCGGGCCGCGACGAAAGGCACGGTGACCCTCACCGTCACGCTCGCCGCGGGCGTCACGCTCCCGACGGGATCGATCGCGCACGTCGCGGGCGACCCGAGCAATCGATGGGTCACTCTCACGAGCGCGACGAATGCCGGAGCGTCTCCCGCTGCGGTCACCGTCAACGCCGTGGCCGAAAACGCCGGGCCCTTCGCGGCCAACGCAAGCACCATCACCGCAATCGCGACGCCGGTGACCGGGTGGACGGCCGTGACGAATGCGGCCGACGCCGCGCCGGGCTCCGCCGCGGAGAGCGATGTGCAGCTCCGCGCGCGCCGGGAGCGAGAGCTCCGCGCGCTCGCCACCGCCAGCCTCAACGGAATTCGCGCGGCGCTCATGGCGGTGACCGGCGTGAGCTCCGTGAGCCTCGAGGAAAACGCCACGCCCGCGTTCGACGCGGTGCGCGTGCTCCCGCCGAACACGATTCGCGCGACTGTGCAGGGCGGCACGGACGCGGACGTGGGCGCGGCCCTCTTCGCCTCGCGACCGGCCGGGATCGCGACCGCGGGCTCCGCGTCCGTGTCCGTGACGGATGCCGGAGGTTTCTCGCGCACGGTGCGATTCTCGCGCCCCACCACGGTCAACGCCTACGCGCTCGTGCGTGTGGTGGTGGACGATGCGACTTTCGCCGGTGACACCGCCCTCGCGACCGCAATCGCCAACGTCACCACGGGCCAGCTCGCGGGCGCGCCGATCCGAATCTCGAGCCTCATCACCGCGGCCCTTGCCGTGACCGGCGTGGTCGACTGTCTCGAGGCCCGCGCGGGCCGGAGCGGCACCGCGCAGTATCCGAGCAACCTGACCGCGGCACCGCAAGAGGTGCTCAAACTCGCCACGGCGCGAGTGACCGTCGTGCGGGTGGCCGCGTGACGGAGCCCGATCGGATCACGTCCCACGAGCTCGTGGCGACGCACGTGGAGGATGGCCTCGCCCTCTTCGCGAGGCAGTTCGCGACGCAACCGCGGCTCGAGGCCCTCCTCCGCGCGGCCCTGGCGTCTGTGCAGACGGTCGAAACGGACACGTGGGCCCTCTATGCTCTCGGGATCGCGGAGAGCTCTGGCGCGGCGCTAGACCAGATTGGGAGCCTCCTCCTCCTGGCACGCCCCGCGAGTCTCTCCGATGCCGATTACCGCGTGGCTCTGACCGCGATCGTGCGGGCGCACCGCTCGAGCGGGACGGCGGTCGACCTCCTCGCGGTCGCGCGGATCATCGTCGGGAGCTACGCCCTCACGCTCTCCGAGCCCTCGCCCGCGACGGTGATCGTGGAGCCCGTTGCGACTCCGCCGGTGTCCGCGGAGCTCTGCGCTGCCATCCTCGCGCGCGGCGCGCCCGCGGGCGTGGCCCTGCAGGTGGTGGACGTGCCCGCGACGACTTTGTTCACGTTTTCGGCGGACGCGGAGCTTGCGTCCTCCTCCTCCACTCTCGGATTCAGCGATACCGCCGGGAGCACCGGCGGGGCCCTCGTGGGCGTGGTGATGGCATGAGCTTTCGACGACCCGCGGCCGTGCCGCGATGGGCCTGGGGTGCGGGCGCGACGCTCGTGCAACCTCCGAGCGGGAGCGCGGAGGCGGGATTCACTACGTCGCAGCGCCCGCCCGCGCAGTGGTTCAACTGGCAACTGAACGCCCTCGGCGCGTGGGTCGATTTCCTCCGCGGGCCGGACGTGGAGCGGTGGACGCGGAGCGAGTGGGGCGCGGCCATCACGGGAGCGACCGCGATCCCGCTGGCCTTCGAATCTGCCACGAGCGACGCCGGGCAGACGGCCAGTGCGTATCGCTTCGCGGTCGTCGGAAAGCCCACCGGGTTCGCGGCGCGCATCTATGCGTCGCAGACCGGGACGGCATGGGTCCAGCGCACGAACCTGCCCGCTTCGATCACAGACCCCTTCGCCCTCGCCACCTTCGGCGGGTGGTGGATGCTCGGCGCGTTGACCGGCGCGGGAGTGGCGCAGATCTATCGCACCGCGGCCGACGACGGGACCGGCGTCGGCGCGATTGGCTCCGCTGGAGGCTCTTGGACCGCGTCGACGATGCCCGCGACCCCGACGGAGGTCAAAGCCTTCGCACGTCTCGGGAGCGGCAACATCGTGGCCGCTTGTGCGACGCGCGCGGTCTATTCGACGGATCTGGGCTCGACGTGGGCCGATGCGGCCTTCGCCACCACACCGACCGGCAACGGCCGTGACGTGGCCGCGACCGGGTCAAAGGTCGTGTGGGTCTCGCAGGACGGCGAGGTCTACACCTCCGGAGAC